GAATAGAGGGCTGGATTGTGATGTCCAATTCGGAAACAGTTATGCAGAAATCCATTAAAGGTAATGAGGGCGTATTATGAAACTTAGGTCAATACCTGATTATGAAATAAACGAATGGCTTATCTACACTGAGCACGGACTGCTAGGCTACTATGAAAAAGGTTCAGGCGAGGTACAAATCCATGACGTTGAAGCACTGCCCGACGAACTTAGTAGGGATGACCTGTTAAGTTTAATTAACCTTACGAAAAGGTTAGATGAATCAGATGAAATTAAGTGAACAGATTAAGCACACCTGTTGTGGTGTGTTAGCAGATAGAGAGAATATGATTAAACAGGCTCAGGCTTTGGAGGAAGCTATTGAGCAACATAAACAGAAGATAGAAGAACTAGAACAACAATTGATGGAGGTTGATGGTGGATAATTACTCAATGCCAAGGGCTAATAGGAATCAACTAGCTAATGTTACCAACCCATATCAAGGAAAGAGCAAGAAAGCCCTGTGTGTTTGCTCTGCTGGGTTGCTACGAAGTCCAACCATAGCCAAGTTGTTAACGCAATTGGGGTATAACACAAGGGCTTGTGGCACCAGTCAGGAGTACGCACTAGTACCGATAAGCGAAGCTTTACTTGTGTGGGCCGATGAAATCTACGTAGTGTCAGAGCAAGTTGTGGTAGTTCGGAAACTATTAGAGGCTTTAAATTTACTGGGTGTGACGCCAGTAACAGAGTTGGATATACCTGACGAGTATGGTACGTTCGACCCAGAGCTAGAGTTAATTATAATGGATATGCTTAATAAAGAGGGCAAGTAATATGGGTTTAAATGTAAAGAAAGTAGCTATGAATGGCGGCGGTAAGAAGATTGCACCACAAGAGGCAGTAGACGCTGGCACATACCCTAACCGATTGGTTCAACTAATCGACTTAGGTTTACAACCACAAAAGGCTTGGGATGGTAACGAGAAACCACCTAAGCAAGAGGTTATGTTAACGTATGAACTACTAGATGAGTTCTGTGTTGACGAGAATGGAGAGGAGCTTGAAGACAAGCCACGTTGGATTGGCGAGACCATCACCTTAAACAACCTAGATGTAGACTTAGCCACTTCAACTAAGCGCTACAAAGCTCTTGACCCTAACCTAGAGCATGATGGTGACTTCACTCAACTGATGGGCACACCTAGTATGGTGACTATTACAGCCACACCGGGTAAAGGTAAGAACGCTGGTCGTACATTTAATAATGTAGCTAACGTTGCTCCAATGCGTGCTAAGGAAGCTGCTAAGGCTGCCCCACTGGTCAATGACCCTAAAGTGTTTATTGTTAGTGAGCCTGACCTTGATGTATTCCGTTCATTACCTGAGTGGATTCAAGATAAGATTAAATCTAACCTTGAGTACAATGGTAGTGAGTTACAACGACTACTTGATGGCAAGGTTGAGCAAAAGAAAGAGCCAGAACCACAACCTGAACCTGAGGTTAATGATGAATCAGAGCCAGAGGTTAACGACGACCCAGAAGACCAACAACCGTGGTAGTCTTCTATAAACATTCTTATAGGTTACCGAGCGGGAGACCGCTCAGCCTATCTAATAGATTTAAACAACAAAGAAGAGAGGACTTAAAATATGTTAGAAGTGGGTCAATTTGTAACAGTAAAGAGCAGCCGCTACTTAGACTACGGGGTTAAGAAAGGTGACTTAATGTACTTAGCTGGTGATACAGTGGTGCATGTAGGTGATGACGACCCGTATGCTATGCGTAAGTTATTCATTGCAGCGTTTGTCAAGGATGGGCATGTAGATGCTGTCAGCAAACCGTTAACTATGGATGGTATTAACTTAAGGGCTGTAAGTAAAACTAAGCAGGAGAAGTTATACGCTCAACTAGAAGCAGATTTTGCTGAGGAAGGTGATTCATCAAGTGCCTAATTGATTTAGACATATTGCTCTATGAGATTAGTAGTATTGGTCAATACTTTGACGAAGAGTTACAAGAGATAGTTGCCAAACCATTTGACAATGTATCTAAGGCATTCGACGACAAAGTTAAAGAGATTGAGGCAGAGGTTTGGGCAACTGAACCTAGCCTATTCTTTATGACTAATAACGCTCAGTTACATAAAGCAAGAGAGAAGAAGAAAGCTAAAGCCCTTAAGCGTGCTAGTAAGCGTGCTGAGGAGAATCCACTCGATGATGTTGCTAAAGACATGGTAGAGCTTTATCAACCAAGTGAGTATGTCCCTAATTTCAGGGATGATGTAGCTAAGAAGAAAGTGTACAAAGGCAGTCGTAAGAATCCACGACCGATTCACTACGAGAACTTGGTGGCGTATGTATGTGCTACCCGTGAAGTTATTGTGGCGGAAGGTTGTGAAGCTGATGATTTACTAGCTGTCCACCAGACAGCAGCTAAACCTTTAACTACAGTTATCTGCTCTCGTGACAAGGACTTAAAGATTATAGAAGGGATGCACTTCGGCTGGGCTTGTGGCAAACAACCACAGTTCCCATTAACTCGTGTAGATGGTGTGGGTGAGATTAAGTTATCTGGCAGGAATAAACTCTCTGGCACTGGCTTGAAGTTCTTCTATTCACAAGTGTTGACTGGTGACAAGACTGATGACTACCCCGGCTTACCACGCTGTGGGGATGTTAAAGCCTTTAAACTACTTAATGAATGCACTAGTGAGGGTGAGTTATTTGAAGCCGTCCTAGGTGCTTACAGGGACTTCTACGGGGAAGATACTTGTAGAGAAGAAATGCTGGAGCAATGTCAACTAGCTTGGATGGTCAAAGAAGTTGATGATGAAGGCAACTTAGTACATTACAAAATGTTTGATGAGAGGTAGTATGTTTTTATATTTAGTAGAGGCTGGTGTTATGGTTAACTTGAATAACTACACTGTGTCTTGGGTTGACAAACTACAACGAGGTTATGTAACTAGTGAAGTTGATGATGAAGTTTACTACGAACTCAAAGACGAAAGGCAGTTTGATAAAATTATAGCTGCTGTAAGTAATGGTTTTAAGTTTGTCAGTGTGTAGGTTAATATGAAGGCCATTATACATGTAAATCAGCACAATATCAAATACAATAATAAAACACCAGAAGATAGGAAGCCAATGTTAACTTGTAAAACTTACAAAGATAACAGATACGGATTCACTGCTTTCATTAAAGACCCAGAGGGTAATATTGTAGGTGTTTTTAAGTACAGACCTGATGAACCACTGTCATGTGGTGCCAAGGTTTGGTTTGAAACTAAACTTCAAGTGGAGGTTGAATGATTAAAGAAGATGAGATGGACTTAACACTATTCGATGGTCTAGAGGTTGAAGAGCCTGACTACGAAGTGGAGAGGTTTGAAAGTGATGAAGATGAAGGCTGTGAAGGCGGGGCTTGTAAGATATAGGAGGCGTCTATCGCTGGTAGAATAGGTGGAGAGAAGACACGTTGTAACAATACATGGACTGAGGCTAAGTTCAGGTCATTTGTTAAAGGTAACCTAAGACGAGCTACGATGAAATGGGCTCCTATTAGTTTATGCCAGAAACAAGCTAGAGTTAAACGTGGCTTATATAAATGTGCTGGTTGTGGGGCTGAGGTTCCAGCCAGTGTTAAAGATGAGAACGGAAGACGTAAGAAGAATATTCACGTTGACCACATTAATCCAATAGTTGACCCCGCTGTAGGTTGGACTACTTGGGATGACTGCATAGAGCGTATGTTCTGTGAACTTGATAACCTCCAAGTGTTGTGTGGTGATTGCCACGAGGTTAAATCTAATACTGAGAAGCAAATTGCTAAAGAGCGTAGAGCTCAGGAGAAAGAAAATAATGGCGAATAAAAACAATTACAAAGGCTATAGTTTATTTAATGACGTTGAAGACGTTACGTTACGCACTTGGAACCGGTGCGTAGTTCTTTTTAACATCAACTCACAGCATAAGGAAACTAACTTCGCTAAGGAATATGCTGAATGCTTAGGTGAGCTTGAACGTATGCAGATGTATGCAATGTACCAGTACATCGCTGCTCGTGGTGCTGAGGTAGTACGTAAGGAGATTGAGCAAGGTACCGTGGGCAAGAGCTTCCAGCAGAATGTTGAAGCCGATGTTGTGCCAAGAAGGAGTATGCACTAATG